AGCTTGGAGGAGTGTACGTTTTTAAAGAGGTCTTTCAAACCTGATAGATGGTGGTTGGGATGTTTAGATAAGAAAGCTATTGAAAAATGTTTTTCTTGGTCGAAACTACCGCCCACCTGCATTACGGAATGGAAACTCTTGGTAGAGGATCACATATTTGAAGCCGTTTTACACGGTGAAGAATATGGTAATTACTTTATCTCACGGTTGTATGGTTCTTTAAATAAGAAGAAGGTTAGTCCTGAATTTAAGAAAGCTATGCTACCATTATTGACTCGAACTGCTCAAAGCTATAAAGCTGAGTATTTCGGATCGAAATATAAGTTCTAATGTCTATAGCGGATATTATTGCTGATGAACATACAACACTTTATGGAGTGTTGGATGCGGCTGAGGTTGTACAAAATGCCCAGCTATTGATACAGATTAAGAATGAAGTAGATGCTCTCGCGCGTAAGCTCGATGAGACTATAGATAAACTTAATGGTGTCAAAATGGATGTTGATGCTATGATGAGTGACATGTCCACATTTACTGCGAGATTGACAGAAGTAGAAGATAAATCTCAAAGTTATTATGTGGATATTAACAAACGTCTGGACGACATCCAAAAGAGACTAGATGAACAGACCATCCCTGAAGGAGTTTGGGAAGAAACGGATGTTGCTGTGAATACTAGGTCAAATTGGTCGCAACAAGATATTGTGAATACGTATGTACAAGCTGGAGTGGGTGATTACCCATCGCAGAGGATAGGTATTTCTTATGATACAAATTTATCAAACCAAAGTATCAATGTAAGATGCCTTGACGGAGGAATCCGTCAAAGTGTATATACAAAACAACTCTATCCATTAACATCTATTCATCAAGATTGGCGCGACATAGGAACTAGAATAGATGCTTTACCAGAAGGGGGATCAACTGAACCTCCTTCTTTATTGGGAAGGCATCGATGGCGGTTTGCTCATCTCGAACAAAACCACCATACGCTCGATGGCATGAGATTCCAACGAGTTCTTTTATTTAAACCAAAATCAAAATGAGTGCAAATAAACAAAAAGAGATAGCTTCTAGAAGTTATCACCAAATATCATTTACAGACTATCCAAATCGCGTTTCCGCGTGGGAAGGTCTACCACAACACAAAGGACATTATAATTATAGTCTTGAATCAACAGCTGAAGCAGTCGGGGTTATCTCACTTGTGGGAGATCCTAAGACAATTTCGCCGGCATGGTATTCAAAATCTATATCTGTGTTTGAGATGAGACCGGATCGTTCCGATAAGGGACTTCCTTGGCACCTTCGTGGGAAACTACGTTTGGGTGACATTGGATCATATCCGAATCTCAGAAATATTAGCCTGCCTGCAGTTGGTACTGATGCAACAGTAGCTGCAAGTATGTCTAATTATCAAAACGATATTGCTAACTGGTATACTGCGTACAGCGCAAATGCCTATTACATTCTCGGTTTGCAAGTTCCTATGGGAGCAACCGTCCTATTGAACGTCTGGGTAAAATCAGCCGACGGTCTTAGGACAAAGTACATTCAAT